CTGTATTGGATCACTTATCTTGTCTATTTTTAGGTTTGCACCACCATCCAAACCACCCATGATATTGTATATACCGTCCTGCCCCAAAAACATAATCCCTGCAGTGGGCACATTAACGATGGCGTGGTGTGATCTTGAGCCGATGCCGGATATAAAGGGGACGAGTTCAAAGCCGTTTATCGCATCACCACGGATCAAATCGATGGCCTGTTCTCTGAATACTAGAAGTGAGTTGTAATACACCTCAAAACCCGTAATGTCTCCGCCTTCTCTTGTTCCGACATCGAAGAAGCTAGAATCCTTAAATGTATCAGGTTGATTAGGCTCGCTAAAGTAGATTCTCGACCCATCAGCTATTCCTCCATCAATAAACAAACAGTTCTTAAATGTTGCTGTAAATCTACCACCAGGTGCAGGCATAATAATAGAATCAGAATCATTTGGTGCCAATGCACCTAGTTGTGAATCTTGTCTGTAATCTACATAAACACTGTCTGTATTGTTGTCTATTTGATCTAAGAAAAAGTATTGTGATCCACCATTCGCAGTTCTGTATATCTTTCTTGCTCTTACACCGGCAGGACCAATAGGTATTTCCATATTTGGACATGCTCTGTTTGCATATTCATTTGTACCTTTTGTAATATCTTTTGTTGTCCATTTGATAAACTGTGTAGGTTCTGATAGTGGTGATTCTGATCCTGCTTCGTTTATAAAACTTACTTTGTATGAATATTCGTTTTGTCCATCAGATCCCGTAACGAAACCTACACCTTCAAATACACCTGATTTAAATATACTACCACCTTCTATCTCATTTTCTCCTAATTCGAAATCAGATGTTGCTTCTATGTAGCTTTGTGGTTTTGCACCACTGTCAAATTTATCAGGTGTTTGCACATCAATAGTACCAGGTCGTCTGTCCCAGCCTAGTGGAAATGTTCTATCACCACCCCTGTATTTTACAGGACCATCAATACCATTTGTTATGATCACATATCGACCGTATGGTGTGTAGTTTGTATGTGCTTCTTGTACTGTAGGTATGTGCCGATCTGACAATAATGTTTGTGCCACTTTGTTGGCTGCTTGTCCTGCTGATGGTACAAGATATTTTAACTTACCATTCTGCTCGAACAAAAACCATTGTTGTGCTGAGTTGTGGCGTTGATACACATAAATGCTGTCAATAGCAGCATCTTCATATATTTGTCCTACACCACTGTTCCCATATGGACGATTTGTTGTATGAAAAAATTCTTCGAATCCTAAAAAGTTATTCCAGGTTTTTGTATGCGCATCATATGTCCAGTTCTCTAACAGTATTGTGCTGTTGTCAGGTGCTGGAATGCGTTCATCCATACCTAGTAAAGGTGATACTTCAAATTTGCCATTCGTCTTCATTATGCATCCGGTAGTTTAGTCAGCGTCTGAAAAGGCTTGACGCGTAATGGACCAGATATATAGTTGTCTTTGATGTACATTGCGGATCGTTGTGTCAAATACTTGTTGTCGATCTTTAATAACTCTTTGTCTGCCTTTTTCTGATAGTAATCAGCCATATCTGGATTATTGTGTTTGATAAAAAGATCTGAGCATGTCTGATAAACTAGATAACGATGTGTGTCATCAGGACACTTTGGTACATCAAAATCATCTTCTAAATCAGGAGGCATGTAAATATATCTGAATTCTACTGGTACAATAGATGCAGGACGAGGATACAACCTTACTCTTTTTCTGTTTGTAAGATTTACTTCTTGTCTTGCATATGCCCACAGATCTTCATTGTTTTGTATTGATAGTTGTGTTTGTGGCCAAGATACAGTAGTTTCATCATCATCAATAATAAAGAAGTTAAACTGTGCTGCACCTGTGTTTGGTGATGTTTTGCTATATACAGTACTCAGATCTCTGAAGAAGTTTTCTTCATGCTCACCTGATATTCCTGTAATGCTTTTTACACGCACATAAAACTTTTTACGAAGACCTAGAAAGCCTTGTCTTGTTGTATCTTGCGTTACGAACTGAGGTATCTTGTTTGCTGTTTCGATTTTTAGTTCTATTGGATCACTAAGCTGACCTTCTATACCACGCCAAACATAAGCCATTTTAAATTCGTATGTACCTTGTGGCCAACCTGGTGTGTTTGATGTTTCTACCACATTAAAATCTTTACCTGCTCTTGGAGTAAATTGGTCAATATCTACTGTGTGTTCAGGATATCCATCATACACAATGTATTCTGTTGGTGTTCCTACTAGGTCGTACCTTATGTTAAATTCTTCTTCTCTTCGCCTGGTAAGATTGTATATTTTACCTAGCGCATTTGTACCATTACCTGCATCACCTTCATTTAAGTTTCTTATCTGCAATGCTAAGATCTGTGCGCAATCTTGTGGTAAGGTTAAAAATCTTTGTTGTACAGCACCCGTTACGCTGGTTGCTACTGTACCTGCCCAATCTACTTGTGGTGTAGAGGACATCTTGGAAACTAATACTCTATTGGTGCCAAAATCTACCTTATCAATAATGTATGTTCCGTTGTTGCTGGTTTCATCATCACCTGATACTATGACTATACTACCTTCGTGTGTAAGTAAAAATCTGTAGGTAAATCCTACTTCAGATGAATCTGTTTTATCTAGTGCCCCCGCTTGTATGTAGTTTCTTACCTCTGAGTTGCTACCAGCAATAGAAGCATCGGGTATGTCGGCATCTGGCATTGTAAATACATCCACAGTTTTCTGTGAAAATTCATAAGGACGACTAACAAACCAGTTTCTGTAAATCTCATTGACAATACGATTTACTTCGTCTCTATATGTTTGTACTTCAGGATCGTAATCAACGATCGAAGCAATCATGTTTCTAACTTCTTTTAAATTCATACTGTCCTCATAAAAGAAGTGGGCCTCGCCCGTTGCCAGGCGGGCCCACATTATTTAACCACGCAGATTTAAATCTTAGTAGTTTTTAATAACAAAAACTCTTGCAGTTTCATCGGCAGTAGAAGCTTCCATTGCAACAGCAACAGGAGCCTTCAGATTGAAGTCAGATGAACCATCTTCGTCGATTTCTTGTGCAACTAGTTTTCCATCAACAGATCTGTAAAGAGCATCGCCAATAGCGATATTAGTACCTGATCCATTGACAAGAGCGTTTTCAACGATACCTCTAATGCAAATGCGAATAAATGTATCTTGAACACCATCCGTATCACCATCATAAACACCGATTCCAACAACATCAGCTGCATCAGCTTCTTTTACGACCAAAGCACGCTCTCCGTTAGAAGTTTGTGAGAAGTCGAGAGAAACAGTAGCACCTGCAGTGATTGTTTCGCCAGCACGAAAGATTTCGTGTTGTACTCTGTTTGAACAAGTATTACTTTCTTCATTTACGCCGCTTTCATCAGCGGAGAAAAGTCGTTGTATTAATGTATTTGTAGCCATAGTATCCCCCTATTATGCAGCTGAATATAAACCGTGAGCACCTAAGTGATCAACATACATTTGCAAACGAGTGAAAATGTTAGCAGAACGAGAAGCATAACCTGAGATAGACTCGAAGTCATCCATTTCGAACTGAGCAGCTGAATCGAAGGCCAGTTTAATGTGTTTAGTGTTTAAGAAATAGAACTGTACCGCTTTGCTGTTCGCATCAGTCAAGCTGTCCATAAACGGATCGTAGTACATACGAGCACCGTGGAAAGCAAGATTGAGACGACCACCATCAAGGCTGTCTTCTGACATGAATCTTTCCTTATTGAAAAGCTTTTCTTTATAAGTTTGATAAGCTTCTTGTGAAGCAAGAATAACATTTGGTGAAGTTCCACCAGGTGTATTTGCTTGACAGTTGATATAAAGCTCAGTCATCTTTGGAATATCCACAGCAGCTGAGACATACTGATTGTTATAGGTAGCAAAACTACCACAGCTAATACCACCTACTGTTCTTGTACCAGCTTGGTGAGCCAAGAATCCACCGTTGTCTGTTGCTGTAGTACCATCAGCAAGTAGTGTTTCAAGTTCAGATAAAACTGTAGAAGAACCAGCAACAAGTTGTTTTTCAACTTCTCGTTGTAGCATTCCCATAACTGATTTCATTCGTGCTTCCGCAATAGATACTACTGCTTTCTCGCCCTTGTTAGATAATTCTTCTTTTCTGGTGATAACAACAGGAGCAACAAAGTCGCACCAGTTATATTCAGCCTGACGAAGAGCATCTTTAACAGCAAGATCTACAGGTTCATATCCATTGGATAGTTGTGTGATGGAACTATGTTCCGCGAGTATAAGTGGAACATTAAGCTTTTGCCCACCATCATAAGTTTCTACACCGCCACTCTTACGCATTTCTTCTAAAAGAGGAGTCGCCTTAAAAAGGTTATCAACTTCTTCGTCAAGAAGAATTCGGAGTGTCGATGATAGAATATCATTTGATATAGCCATTTTTTCCTCCGGCATTTATTTTTTTGTGTATTGACATATTGATTTTTGTATTCATAAACATCTGGGTATTCCTGGGATCCGATAGTATGGAAATACTACTTTTCTTGGGAGGCCAAAGGTTATCCTCTTCGAATACATAAGAGGGCCATTCGTATTATGCATTATATTTTTCCTATCTCTTTCCATTTCTTTTCAACCAGTCGTAGATTTCATGACCTTTTTTAAGATTTGGTGGAGGTCTGTTTGGATTAAAATCACGCGGAGTACCGATCTTCAAACCCGCATTTCGCATTTGTTCTTTGCGGTGCGCGTTCTCGTCTCGTAATGCTTGTAGCTCTTGTGCGTTCTTTCGTCCTTTGACAATATAATACGCGTCTTCCAATGCAAGATGATGATTTCGTTGTAGTTCTTCAGCTACTTCTACTTTCATGTCTTCTAAATCTGGATGCTTTGTCTTGAATTCTTGAAGCTTGTATTGTCTTGCCTGTAGCTCTTGTTGTTCGGCTATAGGTTTCAATAGTTGCTCCATTCGTTTAGATACTTCTTGTTCGATACGATCCTCGAACGACTTCGTGTCATATGGATCTAATTCAACAGGATCTCTATTGGCCAGTTCTTTGACCTGATCATAAACTCCGCTTTCTGTAAGTGCAGCCATACGCGCTTCTAACTCTTTGCGTTGATTTGCCAACTCTTGAGTTTTGCGTGTATAATCTGCTCGAAGATTACCGATCAATGTTTTTGCATCTTCTGGTAATGCTTCTACTACAGTTTTAAAATTTACACCTTTACCTGTAGGTAGATCTATATCAGCCACTTCTTCTAACGAAGCCTGCTGCTGTATCTTCATCTGCTGCAACTTTGCCTGATTCAAAGCATCAACTTGTCGTTGTCCTTTGTTCTGCCCCTTGTTGTCTTTGGTAAATTTTTTACCTTCATCGACAGCGGCATCTATATCAGTTAAAGTTGGTTCTGCTTGTGTTGCTTCTGTTTCAGCAGTGGTGGTAGGCTCTGCAACTTCTCCTACTACCGCCGTGTTGCTTACTTCTTCGCTCATGTGTTCTCCTGTTTTATCTCATACGCGACATCATTAATTTATCAACATCTTTCTCGTCCATCTCCTCTTCTTCAGCTTCTGGTTCTGGTCGAGATTCAACGCTAATCTCTACTTCCATTTCGGAATCTTGCTGAGGCATTGGCTTTTTTAGGAAGGACTTAAATGCTCTATCACCTGCAGCTGCATCTAATCTACCACGCGCCATCATAAGATCTCGGTCGCTGGTTATGCTGTCAAGTTCGATAGAGTACTCTGTAAATCCAGAATCCTCCAATGCTTTGTTAATCATCATCACATATTTCTGAACTGGTCCAGGCATTTGATCAATGTCATCCTCAACCATTGGTAGTACCGGTACTTGACCGAATTCAGAAGCGACTTTATTAACGCTCTCAATAAATCTGTTCATAGTGTCTTTAGAAAAATCACCTCTTGGTGCTACTCGTTCCATAACTTCTGATTCTGCCATGTCGAGTGCCTGTGCTTTTTCCATTGCTTTTTCAAAACTAGCCATATCATTCCTCCGATTAATGCTAATATATTTTCCTATTTATCTTGCATATTCTGTGGTACGAAGGTTTTTGCAGCTGCTTCTACCTTATCACCTTTTGCTTTCTTTAAATTTTCTGAGTATGTCTTACCCACTTCATCTTGCTTTTGTAAGTTGTTGTATTGACCACCAAGTGCATCATCAGCTTCTCTTTGTGATACTGCCCTGTAGCCATTTGCTTCTGCATGTGCATAACATGCATGTTTATTTTTAAAATATCTACCAAAAGAAGGCGACCAATAACCATTTACATTATCTACACCGTGTGTGTCCAATGATGATCCTGCTATGGCAAACGGTTTGAGTTCTACTATTCTTTCAACAAGATTACCACAACCTTCTGTATTTTCTACAGTCCCTTCTGGTGTATCACGCCATTGTACAGGTCGATCATAATAATCTCTACCACCACAAATCATACCTTCTAGATCTGTGAAGGGGACCATAACTTCCCATTGTTCATCACATTTCTTACATTTTACTTTATAAAAGCCCATTAGCTAATGCTCCTTGCACCTGGTAAGATGCCTTGTAAATTAGCAGGACCTGGAGGTGTTGCTTGTGCCATTTCCCTTGCATCAGGTTGTACCGCTTCACCGGCTACATTTGCCTTAGCTGCTGATGCTGCTCGCTGTTTTTCTATATTTTCAGCGGCTTCGATTACAAAATCTTCAGGAAGGCCAAGCGATCTCACTAGTTCTGCCAATAGTGTTTCTTGGGGTACCCCTAATGATTGCAGAAGCGGTATTGATTGTATGAATTCACGCTTCTTTACAGATTCTGATAGGGGTGTTGATGCTTGATCTTGTGCATAGATCAAAAAGTTTTCTTCTAAATCTTGTGGTCGTACAACAACCGGTTCGTTATTTAACATGATCATATCAGCAGAATTTTCTACTTCTAGATATAGTTGCAACATGTAAATGTAAGTACGACTTAAATCTTCTATCATAGCATCTCTTTCACGCGCCAAGCGACCGACTTCCGATGATGTGTATGCAGCAAGTGCTGCAATCTCTGTAGCGGAAGATCGTGTGCTCTCACCACGCGTAAATGGTGCCAGTATAGATCCTTTGTCTTTGTCAGCTTGTACCTGACGATAATATACTTCTAGTTCAGGTGGTGTTGGATTCTGAGGTAGTGCAGTCATAATACCTGCAAGATTTTCTTCATCTATCTCTACAAATAATCCATCAACACCACTTGTAATCTGTGCCATTTGTTCTTCATCCATCACACCTTTCTTTACCAAGTACTGACGAGATGCTTTTCTTACACCATTTGCTTGAAATGTACGGATTAAATTTGTTTCGTAGATCTGGTCATAGATTCTCGCCATTGCACTGTAGCCATCGAGAGGTTTATCAGGCATCCTATTATAATACAAAGGCACAATAGGAATCACAGCCTGGTCCTGCGGATCTCTAAATGGTATCTCTTCAGCCATCAAGAATTCTTCACCCATCTTCCAGTTAGGCGACCAAAAATACATTTGCTTTGTGTGCAAATCATACAGTTCTACGATCTCAATATACTCATAGTGATCAAAACCTGTTTCATAATACTCATTATCACCAGTATATTCTGTGTCTTTGTATTGGTCAAAGTAGTCTTCTTTTCTGACTGGTTCGTATTGTTTGCGTCCAAATTTGTGTCTTGCTTCGATCAAACCCATATAGTAATGATGACCAATAAATCTTTGGTCTTCATATCGTTTGGCATCTCTATCTAGAATGATTTCCCATGGTGCAACAGCACAGCAACCCATGCGTTTGTATATGTCGTCATTGAGGTTTGGCATAAGCTTGATAAATGCCATAGGATAGATCAGAGCCAGGCGAGAAGCTGTTTCTATTTCACGCCTTTGGTTCATTAGAAAATCATTGGCAAGTGCTTGTGCTTTCTTTGTATCGCCTCGTCCTTTCAATCCACCTTTAAATATGACACCTGGATTTTTACTGAAGAGAGATGCAATGTATGATTCAATATATCCGTATGCATCTGAGGTTTGTACATACTCAGCCATCTCACCTTGCACAGATCTGGTCCAGAATTTTGTTGCATACGCTGATTTGTATCTATACAACTCGTTTTTGTATTTATCCCAGTACTCGTGGTGCGTTTCTAGAATTTGTTTGACTAAGCCTGTCGTCATTTTATATTTCATTTAGCCCATCCTCTTATATGTTTATGTATTCCATTGTTGCGGCGTATCTTTTGCGCTCTGCGACTTTTGATCATATCGTCCAACATGGTTTTTCGTACCTGCATAAAACTAGGCACCGGTTTTAGTTTTGCTGCCCAGCAAGCAAGAGCGGTAGCCATTACCATATCGTCATGTCCGTTTATCACTTTTGGCGCCCCTTGTGTTATTTGAACAGCCCGTAGTTCTGCCCAAAGATCTTTATCTACAGCATCAATAATACCTTCGCAGATTAAATCGCGTAGGTGGTCGAATATAGCTATTTTATTTTCCTTACGGGTACGCCAGTCTCTTCCCTTGCTGTCCTTGTACAGGTTTCGCACCTTCCATTCTTTGAGTCGATACAAGACTGTTTCACCTGGACCATTCTGCTCGACCAATGTATATGGTTCGTCAAAGTCCCAGTACAACTCATAGATTTTATCTGCCAGTTCGTGTGGTAGGATCTGATTACTTCTAAAATGGTAGATAGGTTGCATTGTGGTGCAGGAAACCACCGTGATTACAGAGTAATCTCCGCCTCTTCCAGCAGCCACATCTATACCCATTGCAAATTTATCACCAGGTATAGGATCACAATAGACACGCTCACGATGGCCACCACAGTTTAATACTTCTAACTCATCAACAATATCTAGTGGAAAGAATTCTGAGGATGCAGCAAAGAATGCCTCATCTACAGTGGCAGGAAACTCACGCTTAAATTTTTCTATACCCATAGTACGAATCATTGTACGACGCCAGTATAGTTGGCCAAGTGTCAGATCAAATTCTTCTTTTAGTTGTATCTCTTCTTCTGTAGGATCAGGTACCTGAGGTTGATGGAACTGGCTTTTCTTTGTATATACTGTATGTTCATGCCAAGGGAACCAGCATAGGTGCCAACCGTTTTCTGGTGCATTCATGATCAGATCATGGTACTTATCACCAGGTGTGTTTGGTGTGGTCTCTATGACGATTTGTCCCTCGCCAACTGAGGCCATGACATTTGCAAGCAAGTCATCTTGATCGTCAAAGAAAGCAAACTCAGATATATGAGTATCTGTAAATGTAAATGATCGGGTAGCTCCGGCTTTTCCACCGGCGGTAAAGGCTCTAAGTTCTGCATTGGTGTCTCCAAACTGTAAGGTTCTACTACTAGATTTACTCAACTTACGACGCAACGGAGACGGTAAAGAATCAAAGAATCCCTTGTCCATCTGATGTAGGTGATCAGCCGAATCACGAGTATAACTAATAATAGCATGACGCGTAGGTTCTGTGCTCATGTATGTCTTCCATAAGAAGTAAGCACGAAGTAATGTACTGATTCCTAACTGGCGAGCTTTTAACACCACAATCTTTTTGTGTGTCAGTAGTGCATCCAACAACTCTTCTTGCTGAGGACGCATGACAAACGGCTCCAATTTGTTTGTCTCTTTATTAAACACCTTCAGAAACTTAAAAAAGTTTCGTGGATCTTCAAATGCCTTGAGTACATCGCTATTTACTTTTTGTATTCTGGGCATTTATTAAATCTCTTGTTTGTCTGGCTGTGGCTATATTATGACAGTCGATGATTGTACCATCGGGACGAAGCACTGCCCACTTACCAAAGAAGTACGGGCTTGGTATGATCACACTCATCCTCTACCTCTTGCACGCTTGTTTGCTCTGATAAGGGTAAGTGCATCATACAAATTCTTTTCGAAACGAGAATCTTTCATACGCAACAGGTCAAAGAGTTGGCGTAGTTCTGAAGCTGATAGCTCGTTGATTTGATCATCAATACTACTCACTTTGGCCACCTTCTAAGACCTGAAGGATATCTTTAAAATCAGAATCGGTGGTGCCAAATTCAACACGAAACTTGTGCAACACTTGTAGTAGTTCCATAAAGGTACGAGGTGTGGCTTTCCAATCTGTTTCATCATTGTGTTTGATAGCAAGTAGCATGATAGATTTTACCACATCTTCAAAATCACCCTTATCTACTGCCTGCTTCAGTCTGGTCTTATAGTTGCGACTACGAGCAGCATGCTTCATTCTCTCTTCTTTAGTCATCGTTTCCTCCACGGATCTAGTTTATCTCTGTCAATAATAGCACGACATTTTTCCATAGCACGCTTATGACGCTTCCATAGGTAGCTATGATTATAACCGAGTTGTGCTGATATGGCTTTCCATTTCAGACCTTCGGCTTCTCTTAACATCAGAATTTGTCTGTCCAACTCTGTAAGCTCTTTGAACAGGACACCTAGGATATCAGTATTTAATTCTTTCTGTTCCTCTGCGGCCTCTTCTTCCGCTTGTATCAGCAGCTCTAGAGGATCATCAGAGTAGCGACCTTGTTGATCACTTATCCATTGTACAACTTCTGTCTTTTTCATTATATGGCGGCGATACCACCGCACATCATCTTCATTCTTACACACAAACCACCACGCGGCACAGTTCATCCTTCCCCTCCTAAGGCTACGATCTTCCAATGTTTCCAACCTGAATATCCAGGCTCTCGACATGACTTTAACTTCCAACAACCTAAGAACCAATGGCCATCCTTATCAGGACAGAACCAGGCCCATACTTGGGTTTGAAACCCTTCAACCTTTAACTTAACTCTTGGCTTTTTAGGATCGACTGCCATTACCTTAGCCATGCGCTTGCCTTCATGTGAAAACACAATCATCTGTGCCTGGCGTCTATAGCCAGCCCAGAAATCTCTGTTCATCACATGGTCTTGGTAGCGCTTCTTATAATAATCCGCACGCTTCATAGTAGTGTCCTCCTGCTGTATAACTATACAACGACGCCAAAACTTTTAAAGGGGTTCGTACTTTTTTTTCGGGGTGCATTTTTTTTGGGGTAGTATTTTTTCGCTTTTCGGCTGTGCGCACTCTCATCTTGCTGACTACTCGACGCGACCTGCTGGCGGTTGGGCCCCTACCTACCTTGCTTTGCTATGTTGCATTGTAATATTTCTATTATACAGCCGATTGATCAATATTTACAAAAATCTTTTGACAAATTTTTTTTCTATTTTTTTTGTAAAGGATAAGGATCTTTTATATAATAAGAATATCAAATAAAGGAGAAGTTGATATGTTAGTTGTAAATGAAGATGGTTTGACTGGAATGATTATTAAAGAAGTAGAAGGATATGTTGATGATTATCAATATGATATGGAATGTTTTTCTGAACCATGGGGTGATGAACCTGGATGGGATGATTGGGATGGTAATAATGATGCTTCCATCATCACATTAGTAATGACTGCAAAAGGGGTGATGTATTATTGTGAATACAATCAAGTAGAATTCATTTAATCTGCTCCCCCAAAAGTAATCCTCTAATTTGCTTGCGCCTGTGTTGGGCCAAATGTAAGTTAGAGATTTACACTCAAAAAAAATAAAAAAAATTAGCAAAAATATTATACATTTTAGAAATATTTAGTATATTTATATTATATCACATAACACAAATGGAGGCAAAAATGTTGGTATTAAAATATTATGAAAGAAATGGTAGTCAAATAGGATATGCTGCTGGCTGCAAACCCACAAAAGAGATGATAAGAAGTATATGGCAAGATTACCCAAAGGCAAGTCGTATTGATTTGTTAGTGGATGGCAAAAAACAAGTCGTCTATAAAAGATTAAGTAAGTTATCCTATATTAGATGTAATATGGATTTAGAAGTAGAAGTTTAGAATAAAGAAAGGAGAAAGAAAATGTCTAACAAGAAAGTAAATATAAGTGTAGAAGCACTGGACTGGATGTTTGCACAACAATGTGTTGATTGGGTGCATGAATTTAAAGAAACTATTGTTTATTGTAATGATACAAAGTATGTGAAAGAATTTATTAAAAAATTAGGTGGAATGTGTTATTATTCGAATATTGTGCAAATGAGATGGTTGTATCGCTACCTAGAAGGTTTGCCTATTGAAGATTATTATATTAGTTTGGAAACTGATTATAATGTAGAATCAACCCATAATGTTTGGTGTGGAAAGCAAAAGACGCAAACCCAAGGTGAATGCCAAAGGATGAAAGATTGTGAGCAAACGCTTGATGTGCGCATCTATAGTAAAATGTGTGATAGTTGGCCGATTTATGAAGATGATTATTATGCGTTTGAAGATGATGATGATTTAAGAGATGAATTAATAGCGCAACTTACCTATGGTGAATATTATGGAGATAAGGTTGAAGCGTTTTATAATAATCTATTAGAAGAATGTTTAAAAGATATGGTAATGCAACTGGAAGCGCATACTAATATGTTAGAAGCAAATTCATTAGCAGCAAAAGCAAGAGCAGTAGAAGGATTAGCAGCAAAATAATCATTTATAATAGGGGTAAGTATTATTGTTCTTTGCCTGCCCCTGTTTTATAATATAACAAAACTATTTTATTTTATTTTTAGGGAGAGAAGTATGTTAGTAGAAATAAGAATGTGGAATCCATGTGATCCGAATCCAAATCAAGTGGCCAAGAAATATTATGCAATGATGTTGGACACAAATGTAAAGTTTGATGAATGGGGTAATGCCATTGATAGAAGTGATGATGATTATGCAAGAATGTTATGGGATGGTAGTGTCTTTAAAATGGCATATGATTTCAATATTCGAATAAAAAACGACCATTATATTATTGAGGAAAATACTGTATGATTTTATTAAAGTTGTTAGCCATCTGGGTTGTAATGATATTACTGGCCTTATGTATGGAATAGATTAAGGAGGATTGCTTTGGTGATCCTCCTTTTTTTTATTGGTATGTTTTATTAGATTTTGTCTTGTAAATCTTCTGGCATACCTTTCTTAATCCAGAATATTATATCTTCTAAGTTCTTCCCCTGTTCTTGTTGTCGCTTTACAAATTCGATCACACGAATGATTGGTCGTCGCTCGTCAATGTATGTGTATTCTTCACAAATCTCTTCAAGCACATCAAGCATTTGAGGAATGGTTGTTATTGTTTTTTCTACATCTTTCATTTTTCTCTCCTGTTTTTTATGAATAATGGTAGTTATTATATTTTTAAACTACCGCTGCTGAACGGTAGGGTCATAAGGTAGCCTGCGTCTTGATTGACCCATGGGCTAGTGATAAACTTAGTATCGGCATATTTTGCCTGGCGTGCTGTATGCTTTCTTGCCAGCGCCCATTGCCTGAATTTGTGGCCATTGTAGAGATGAATGGTGTCCATTGATTTATCAACATGTGCAATGATATCGAAGTTTGATGATAACCAATGGGACCACTCATAATCTCTAGTTCTGAAGGAATATTCTTTGATTTCCACGCACATTGTCGGATAGTGAGATCCCATTTTATCTGCACCTGCATGCACCTTTACTTCAACTTTGATATTCTTATCAGAGCCGCTGAGGAATACATCATAATCAGGCACATTAATATCCTCAATGTAAGTGTATTTTGATCCTGAATGAATGGTTCTTCCTACAGCCACTTCATATGGCTTTGCATCCTTGCTAAGTTTCTTAAATAACTTTGTCATATCTTCTCTCCCGTGAATGATGAACTGATATAACTATGCACAAAAAAAACTTTTTTCTAATTTTTTTGTAAATATTTTAGAAGAAAGAACCAGCACCATTTCTGATGCTGGCCTAACTACTATTCATTTTTCAAGGAGATCAGATAGGAAATGTCTAGAAACCTACCTGACATACATAAATATAACTTAAGTTAGTTAAGATTTAAATAAATATTTCAAAGAACTGTTAGATTATTATCTATAGAATGATTATTATTATTTATATATTACTATAATAACTATACTAGTAAAATACTTTTTTCCTAAATATTATAAAATATTTCTATAATAAATACAAATATATATATTATATATATTACCCTCCATCCGGCCGTTGTCGGCCGATGATCACGGTATTATTATATCTCTTAGTATATAGAATATAATATATATACCTCTCTCCTCTTCCTCAGAATCTATTATAATATTAATCTTTCAGTTTGTAAAATACTTTATTAGAAAAAATATTTTTAAAAAAATATAAAAAAAAATATACAAAATAAGTTTTTATAGTATAGTTATATTAAGAATGGTTATTAGATTTATTATTACATTTCAAATATAGGAGAAACAAGATGGGATGGAAACACATTAAACCTGAAAGATATACTTCTTTCTTTATCAGAAACAAACTAACAGATCAATATTCTTACATTGAATTAGGTGAAGAAGTAGAATCTGATACTCAGATTATGAATGAAAAATTTACTACTTGGAAGATTAAGCAAGGAATATTTAAAGATACTTTAAACTACCTCAACTCTTCAGAAGAAGTTTATATTCAGACAAGAGCAAATGAGTGGAGAATAATATCACCTACAAGATATACCTCAGCACATGGTGATATTTGTAAGTTGTCTCCAATGAGATTATGCATTCCAATGCCTCAGTTTGATTTTCAAATCAATGATCAAATGAGAGGTGTTTAATGAATGAAGGACAAGTAATCAAGATATTTCCAGAAGACGAATCAACATACAAAACTGTATTGATTATTGACAGTCATGTTGGTGTCCATCCAGAAAATCTTGAATACCTGAAAGCAGTCGAGGCTGAATTAGATTGGTATGATGAGGAAAACTATATGACATATTACCTCAGCACTGGTGAATACATTGAAGTTGATGAGTTGCAAGGTATTAACCGTCTAAATAATCTTATTGAAATAGATTACGAGATTGTTCAAGAATCATTTGCAAAGTAAGATTGGTATGTTTTTAAGGAAAGAGAATAAAATGATCACAGAATACAACCTCGTAAATCCTAGATATATTTTATTCTCTTCTCCTCAACTCACTTTTTATATCTTTCATTTGCTCCTCCAAAAAATACAACCTTTGGTCGATTTTGGTGATAGCTTCTTTGAAAAGTTCTCTATCTTTTTCAGCATCATCAAGGATTCTATTGATAGAGTTATTGGTGAAAGAAATAAACTGACGATTCATATACAAAGCAACGATTACTGCAGCGGCAGGACCACTGAGAAACGGTGCAAGTTCCAACAATATTGCTTCCATAAGATCACCTCAAAGAAAGAGAGAGGTGGCCAGGGCTGGCAGAACAAGAACACAAATAAAACGCCCCGACCACCAAAATCTTATGCTAAGCTTCTAACTTCCAATGTGTCTGATGCAGATAAGTTAGCACCAAATGTGATGGTTGTAGTTCCACCAGCGGTTGATACTGTATATTCATCAGCATTTGAAGGTGAAGAAGCGACCTTTCTTTGCAACAAACCGTTTTTAAATGCCATTACAAAATTCTTCATGTTCTCTTCAACTTCATTTGCAAGATCAAAAGCTAAAGTAGATCCGTTTGGAGTAAAGGTATCTTGTCTTGCTTGGAAACCAAGTTTTGGAACTGATACTGCACCATTTGCGATCTTTACAAGCGTAACGGCATTAGAAGCCAATCTTGCTGCATCAACAGCCGCATCAGCGATTTGAGCCGATCCTACTGCATCATCAGCGATTTGCGCACTTCCAACAGCATCATCTGCTATTTTTGCTGCATTGATTGCGTCATCAGCGATTTGTGTTGTTCCTACCCCACCATCACTAATCTTAACACCATCAGCACCAACAGAAAGTGTTGATCCATCAAGATCGATTGCGATCGAAGCAGCAGAAGAACCGTCGAATGTAAAGTCTGCAATACCGTTTCCATCAGTTAATGAATCAAGGCTCGTACCAAGATTTTTACCTGATATGGTTCGTTGTGCAAGTTTTGATATGGCAATGGCTGCACTGTTATCAATATCACTATCAACAATAGCAAGCGCACCTAACTTTGATTTTGCGATAGCAGCATCATTTGCGATCTGCGCGTTTGATATACTACCTACTGAAAGACCACCGGCACCAAGTGAAAGTGTTCCACCATCAAGAGCAATAGCAATCTTAGCAGATGAGATCTCCAATCCACCATTGGTTGCTAAATCAACTGAAATGGTGTCAGGTGATGTTCCAGTATTGATGGCAATACCATCTCCACCTTGGAATCCATCGATAAGTGATCCTGAAACAATAGTATGAACGAACTGTGTAGTCGCTGGGAATGTTGTTTTATCTGCTTCCGGCTTAGTTAAAAACTCAATACCTGAAGCGGCACGAAAGTCAAATGATCCAGATAAGTTAATATTCGATGCTTCGACCGATTCACCTTGTATCTGACTTCCTCTAATTTGAATATTTGGCATGTGAAATCTCCTGTGTTATTATGCATACAACTCAACAAACGGCTTCATCTTCTAACTATCAATCTTCTGTAGTTCCTGGATTACCTTTTATTGAATATATGACTTGTATCGTATCTGGCGATGATGGTGCAAAATCCAGTGTAAAAGAGGTTTCCGTTCGTGCAGAGATTGCCGGATTGTTTAATAACCCGTTATAATATACATAGATTTTTTCCTCATCTGCCGCCTTTGTGAGAGTAAATGTTTGATTTGATCCATTGATTTGACTGGATAAATTTTCATACTCTAGGTCAGAACCGACTGTATCCTTTGTGATTATGAAAGGAGATGGATAAGAAACTCTTGACATGATTCACCCCCTACTCGATCCAAGTGCATTCACACTCCGATACTGTAAATGTGCCAGTGTCGGTTTTTACGAACAAGTAAAAGTCGTCAGTGTCATTGGCTACAGATGCATCTACTAAAAGTGTTATTGAGTGTGATCCAGATCCATCAACATCTAGTTGATCAGCGCTAATAAGTACAACAGTTGGTGATAAAATTTGCTCACGACCGGTGGAATCCCATGTTGCTTTGATCGTAATATTATTTGTACCACCACTTATTGCACCCCTCATCCTTACGAGTTGCAACTTGCCAACAAAAAATCCGCCTACTTTTCCTGGTGATCCGTATCCGGCACGCTTGTCGGTGTCATTTAAACTTAAGACTACTGATTTGCTGGTACTAAAGCTGTTATTGTACGCAACAGACAAACCAGTTTTCTTGGTTCTATGTATAAAAGTGCCCACTTTTGGCATGTCTTCTCCTGCTTCTTCTTCTGAGAATATGTATTTTTATGACTGTTGTACGGTTATTCTACCCTTATCAGCAGTCAAAGCACTTGATCCTTCACATCTTACAGTAATGTAAATGTTATCGGTACTATCAAGTGATATGTCTTGATCAACATCGAATGATGCAATGACCTTTGTTGTATCGTACTTTACTTTTGAATATGTGCCTTTGCCATGAAAAATCATGTGATCACGACCAAATCCTGAATGTGAAGCGATTAGTATTTCTATACCATCACGCTCTGCATCAGATGTTGGTACCGTTCCTGTTCCTGTAAATACAACTTGACCGATTCGTAAAGTTGCAGGCTCAGAAGAACTAACAGCATATGTTAAGTTAAGATCTGATTGATTAAATATAGCATGTTCAGTAAAATCCCAGGCGTTGTCCCATACAGCATTGTTATTTACTGTGTCTCCCCAACTTGAAACTGTACTGGTATGAATTTTAGTTTGTTGTCCCATTACTTCTTCCTCTTCTTTTTGAGATGTTCTATTGCTTTTTGTTTAGCCGTTGGCTTCACCTTAAGCTTCTTTTTTTTCCTAAGCGCAAGCAGATCGGCTTTAGTTATCCTGTTCCGCGGCACTGCCATCGCTGCTAGAGCTTTCTGCTTCTTGCTGTATTTCGATCTCGGCATCCTGACCTCCTATATTTGGTTCTAGAGTACATGTTCCCCAAACGCTACCTATTACTATGGCACCGCCTACGAAACCTACACGGATTTTATTCTCGTTAATCCATTGTATTATTTTTGACATGCTCCCTCCTTACAGCAAGGGCATTCACATTCGCACTGTTTCATTTCTTCTTCCTTGTAGTTTTCTTCTTTCCTTTCTTTGGAAAGTCGATTGATCTTGCTTTTCCACCACGCAATACAGAATTCACGCGTGCCATTGCCCATTGGTGCGACGACATACCTTTGCGTGATCCTGAGGATGCATAAGCAGCCAAGCCACGATTATATGATTTTCTAAGTTGTGATGCAGTAAATTTGGTACCCTTCGCTTTCTTACGAAGTGTTTCCATCAAACTACTTTTTCGCTTTCCCTTTTTTGCGGGTGCTTTTCTTTTTACTTTTTTTGGCACGCTCTTTCTTCTCCATTTCTTCTCTTAGTTTAAATGCTTCTTGTTTTCTACCAGCTTTGTACAATGCAGCAGCTCGTCTCAGCTTCTTCTCTCGCGACGATCCTTTTGGGGCCTTATACTGTTTTGGCAATGCTTTTTTACGCCGACGGCGCACTACCTTTTTTTTCTTCATTTTCCAACCTTCTTTTGTGCTGCTCTGTGTGCTGCTCCGAATGATTTTCCTTCTTTCATAAGTTTTCTCATCATTGCCATATGCTTGGCTGAGTGATGTTTCTTATGCATAGAAAGCTTTTTATTCTGAGCCTCAGTAAGCTTTAGTACTTTTTTTTTACTGGCTTTTTGACCTTACGCTTTACTGGCTTTTTGACCTTGCGTACTGGCTTCTTTTTCTTCATCGGTTTCCCGTATCCTTTTCCTTTTGGCATTATTTCCTCCGCCGTTTTGCGACACCACCTTTAGTGCCTGTTGTTTTCTTCTTCCCACCTGCAGACCATAGATCACGGCATGCCCAGTATGAAGCAGTTAGTTTAGATTTTTTCTTATCACAACCATGTCTGGCTCTGAAAGATTTACGAGCTGCTTTGCTATAGTTGTGGCCAAAGCCAGCAGCACCATAATGTATGATTTTTTCTTTACCACCCTCACAAGCCTTAACCACTCTCTTCTTCTTCGGGTTAGGTGATTTACGAGGTTTATTACACGGCATCTTCTTCTTATTCAACTTTGTAGCCATAACTCTTCTCCAGTTCTTTTAATTTACTAGCGGCTTGTCTTATCTGTCTGTCTCTTACTTCCCATTCCTTTGGCACTCTAATCGGTGTCTCTCTTCCTAATAAATATAACACAGGATATCCTTCTTCCGCATATCCAAATTCAGCACCTGGCGGCAACACACCACCTGCGATCAATGCACCTGTTGCATCACCACCCATACGCTGAGCACCTAGGGTCGCCATAAATAATGCATCTAATCTAAAGTTGTTGTAGCCTGCTTGTGATGAAAATCTATATTGGTAATCTGAGAATGTTGCAGATCCTGGCACCTTTGATCCTATTGGTCGTACTTCCAAATCATACCTGTCAATATAATATGCAGCCGGTGATACATCTTCTGGTCTTCCCATACCAAATGGTGCTGCCAGTACTGATTCACCTGGTAATCCACCTTGCTCAGCTAGTTCCATTGTGATTCTTGTTGGACTGTATATTGGTAAATCAATGTTGCCAGCCATGTGTTGTGCTTGCAGAATTTGATACATTGTTTTTGGTGGCACACCTTTCTTATAATCCGGGTCCAGATCTCGTAAAACATCAATAACTGGTAGGTAAAAGAAATCTAATGCTGCATCTAGAGAGGTCGAAACGGTGGTTTCTGGATCACCTGCATAAACATTAAGGCCGAAACCAACCATCTGAGAATACATCATCATATTGGCTGTCCATGGGTTTCTAAAGTATGATTGTACATAATCAACATCAGGATCTGCAGAATACAAGAAGAATGACTGTAATGTTTTATCACCTACATATTCATACGCACCATAGTATCTTGCCATACTGCGTTGAAAATTAGAAAGCTTGATAAGGTTTGCCATAGAATTAGGTTTAAACAACGCCTTCAATGTTTCTGCTGCTGTTCTGTATGTAAATGATAAGTATAGTAATCCACGCGCACCAGCTTTCTTAAATGCAGGTGGCATTTTACCATAATCTAAGAATGCATTTCTTGCTATATCTGCTGCCTGTTCTAGTGTTTTACCTTTCTTGATCTGATCAAAATACATTGCTTCTCTAAAATAGAAGTCTTGATCCATTGCCATCTTCATGTAAGGTGATGTTTTCTTGGCTCTTAATCCTGCCTGTGATGCAACCAAATCATCGGCTGCATATATCAAAAGCTTTCCATATTGACCTTGTGCTTTGGCTGCATCAGCTCTTGCTATGGCTTTTATGTCTTTCAATAATACATCACTAAGTTGTAATGCACTGTTTGATGATCCAATATTGTATCTTTGTAGTGCATCAAATGCCTGCTTATATGTAATGTTCAATGATCCTGGTATGATTGCATCAGGTGTTTGTTGTGCCATTACTCTTAGTTGTCTTGCACCTGTTGGATTGGCAAACCTTGCGCCCATGAAAGAAGCAGCACCACCATCTAGTGTGATAGCAGCCAAGAAAGGTGCAGATGCAATGTTTTCTGCTTGATACCTGAGGTTTGGTATGTATTTACCACCTAACTGACCTGATACAAATGATCTACGAATATCACCAAGTGTGAATCCAAATGTGCTCATTATACTACCAAGCACCCCTTGATTTTCTGGTCTAGATAACTGTTCAAAACCTTTTGCCAACTGACCAAGAGATTTTGGATCACCCATCATTGTCTTTAATTTGGCCAGTTCAGCTCTTGTATTCGCACCTACAACACCAATAAAGTTATCACCAAGCAATGTTTCTTGTGTAAATGCTAGTTGCTGTGCAAATGTAAGTGGATCTTCAGCGTTTCCTAGTCCTGCTGCTCTGACTTGATTGTACAAATCCATATCTCTACCAGCATAAAAAGCGCGTAGTTTGTCTTCAATACTACCTCTTGATACACCTAAACCTGGTATTGGTAATGTATCAGGATCACCTGCACCATAAATGTAATCAAGCATATCTTGTGTTTGCTTGGTGTCATAACCAGAATCTTTCAATAGTTTTTGGAACTGGTTTCTGGTTTGCATGTAAGGATTGTAAGTGATCGGATCATTAAGTCTTTGTGTTGCTGTGCGTAGTATAAGTTCTGCTTCTTTTCTATCTGCAACACGAATACTTGATCTTGACAGTTTTTCTGCAATGGTTCTTTCTATGCGTCGTCTTGCCATACCATTTGCTGCAGCCACAATAAATGTGCCTTCATAATCAATAGCATTGTCAATAACAGCCGGTAATCCTTGTGCCTGTAAATCAGGTGGTACCTTTACCTTGGTCGCCATGCCTTCGATCGCTGTTGTTGGTATATATCTTTTGTTTTGTGTCAAAAACTGTCCCATCAGTATCTGGTATTGGTCTAATGTTTTAACAGCAACCTCACCGGCCTCATCTACAAATCCTAAATCTTTTGCCATGATAACCAAAGCTTTTGCATCTTGTGCTTCCAATGCACCAAATGTGATTCTACCAAGATCTTGAATTTGTTGAGCACCAAGAGCCAACTCAGTATCTGGTGGTGTGCCAGTTAAAATCATTGCAGGATCTTGTTTCTGGCTTTGTACCATCATTTGAAACAATCCTCTTTGCTGTGCATTACCATCTTTGGCTTCACCTGCTGCCCACTTAACATAAGCTGATACAGTTGGTCGTATTGATTGTTCTATTCTTTCTACTTCACCTTGTGCTGCAACAACAGCTTGTCTCATCTGCTGCTGTTCTGCTGTAATGTTGTATATTGGTGCTTCAGTGATTCCAAATCTATTCTTTGTTAATTTACCTGCCGCTTCTTTGGCTTTGTTGATAAGTTGTGCAGGTGATCTTCTAATACCAAGCACATTCAAACCAAGTCGAGCGGCTTCTGCAACGATTTGTCGTCCGTTGCGTGTTGATATCATACCAATAGCACCACCAGTACTTAACTCACCAGCCAGCGTAGCAATAGATCCTGCAACAATACCAGGCTGAAAATCTTTTAATCTTAGTTCTGGCGCTTTTTGTATTCTTTCACCTACCACACCACTGTTGAAAAACAAATCAGCACGATTCATTGATCCTCGTTGTAATGCTTCCATTTCTAAGATTCTTGCACCAAGATATAATTCTTCTGGTGCTGTCAATGCTTGACCTTCATCTGCTTTTGCAACGATTCTTTGTAGTTCTACATCTCGTCGTAATGTCTTGCGTGATACACCTTCAAAGTATTCTCTGTATCTGCCTTTAAATGCTTCAAGGTTTCTCTTTGCACGCTCTATGATTACCTTACCGTTTCTTTGCATCCAAACATTGGCAACACTCATACGATCTGTAAGTGCTGTGTATTTATCAATATCAAATCTTGCTAGTCTTTCTGCACCTGCTTCGACTAACTGTTCAAAACTTGCTGCTGATGCGCCTGCTCTTTCAACAGGTGGTGCTGCACCACGAATTGGTGCTGCTGCCTCTTCAGGAATACCTGGCATTTTACTGAGAGGATTTACAACATCATCTGCAACACCATATCTAACGCCACCTTCTCGTAATACGACTCTTGCCATATCACCATACATGTCGTCTTTCATTGCTGCTCTTTCTATAAAGTTGTCAAGATCATCAGCAAATTTGTTTAATTCGTCAGGTGTTTGTGGTAAGGCATCTGCTTTGTCAAGTAAATCATCAGCCACTCTTCTAGCACCTGGTCTCATTCTTAGCAATGCATCATCAATAGCTTCATCTGTTATTTTACCTACACGAACCTCAAGTGGTTCATCAGCAAAGCGTAGTTCTGTAATAAAATCATATTCAGCTAGTGCTGCTTCTTCTCTTGTAAGATTGTTTGCCTTGGCTTGCTTAAGATTTTCTTCAAAGATTTCATCAATACTTTTTCTTAGATCTTCACTAAATCTTGGATATGCTTTTCTAATATCTGTTGCATTGTAATCTGATATTGCTTTTGATCCAGCAACCTCTTCTAGTTTTTCTAGATCTTTTGGATCTGATACTGTCAATACATCTCTTACTTCATCAAGTGATTTTGCATCTGCTTCACTACGAATTTTTCTGGTGGTTGCAGTTCTTGCTCTTGATGCACCTTCTGCAGCAACATCCATTGCTTCATCACCAGCGATATCGATTGCTTCTCTTTGTGCTCTGGCTCTTACAATATCTTTTGCTGCCTCAACACCTGCAATATTATCTGCTGCTTTTTCTGCAATGTATGTGTTTGATCTATATACAGATTCTATTGGACCAGGTGATCTAAGTGATCCTGCTGCTTTTGTGCCTTTTGCTGACTTAGCTAAACTAGCTGCATCAGCCATTGCACCAACAGCTCTACCACCTGCACCAAATGTAGCTTTGGCTGCAAATCCTGGTGCTTTCAATAATGTACCGTATGGTATAATCAGTTCTGCTGCTGTACCTATAATAAACAGTTGATCTTGTTGGTCCAATCCAATGTCTGGTTTCTGCGGATCTTTGGCTGGTGCCTTTGCATATGCTGCAAAAGCATTACCCATTGTATATCCTGTTGCTGTTTCCAGTGCAACTTCTTTTAAATATGCATCGATTGGAAAGTATCCTTCTGCTTCTTCTGTCAAGTCAATACTGTATGCATCATAAAGCTGGCCTTTTGTGGATTGCTTTTCCAACGGTTGGCCTGAACTTACTTCGATCATGTTTTCTAGCGTTTCTTCTATCGGATTGTTGATCATCCTGAATGGCAAACCAATATCACGAATGATTGTCATACCCATAGATTCTGTCAGCTCACCAAACTTCTTTTCTGTTGTAGCGTCTGTAAGTGTAGGTAGTAAATATTCAATACCAAAATCTTTGGCTTGTGCAACCAAACTGGTTTCTGGTACTGCAAAATCTGGATCTGCCAGTAGCTTGTCGCGTGTTGCAAAATGCATTGGCCTAACACCAAGAATATCTCGAATATCTGCTCTGACTGATTCAATGGCTTTGATTTCTATGTAGTTTTCAAAATTAGGATGTTGCATTGCATTGATATTTGTTGTCAATACTTCTTGTCTTGCATCTTGTTTTGCTGCTTCTAACTTCTGCAAGAAAATTTGTTTTGCTCTTTCATCTTGTCTTTGTACTACTTGTTCAAATGGTAGATCCTTATCTGAAGGCGACTGTATGGACAACTGGAACTGTGCTGCTCTTTGGTTTCTCATACCTTCTGATTGTGCCAGTTCTTCTCTTGACATGATTGTTTGTGGTTTTAATGCTTCAAACATTGCTTCACCAACACCCATTTCACGAATGGATTCTGGATCTCTTTGCAACCTACCACCTATAAAATCTTGACCTGGTGTTCTGAATGCTGTTGGTGTAGCAGGCATACTAAATGGATCACCTGCTTGTCTGGCTCTATCAGGACCTTGGAAAGAATATATTCTTTGTCGTGCTCTTTTGTCTGCTGTATCTGCTTGTAATGCCAACAGGTCTGCTTGTTGTGCAATCTGTTCTGGTGAAAGATCAGGATTTTCTTTTTGTAATCTATCGATTGCTTCTTCTCTTATTTG